TGATTGCTGTCTTAGTATATTAGTTTTTTGTCGATCTAATTTGAATCCATATTCTTCAAATTTTGCAATCCAGTAATCTTCTTCTTGCAAATTAACATGATGATGACCGTTCCATCCAGGAGGAGCATATGTAACTACTGCTGATTTTGCACACTGGAATGTTCTCATATAGTTTGGCATGTACTCTTCTTCTACATGTTCTAAAAATTCTACACTCCATACTACATCATACTTGTCTTCTACTACAATTGGCCCTGTAGTATAATCATGTATAATAAAAGATTCAATATTAAATCTAGTACTAGTATGATCACCATCTATGCCAAGTGCTGTTAGTCCCTTTTCAGTTGCTAGTTCAACCATGCCGCCCGGGCCGCAGCCAATATCTAAAAAGCTTTTTACTCCGTTAGAGATTAGCCATTCAAGGGCGCCTGCGTCCACGTGTGTTTTATTCATGTGTCCGCCTAAGTGTGGTGCTAGTTGTTCAGTCATTAAAATTTATACCTTTCGAATTGATTTGTGTATTTAGGATTAAGTTTATGTTTGTCGCCCTTCAACGTAAGGAATACACTTTCTAGATTTTGTTTACCCATGCATATCCATTCTGATGGCGCTTTGTTAAAACTATACTTGTCTGATAGGCTATTGAGCACATCTTGATCATGCCCATACGTCCAACTGCTAACAGGTAAGCTAGATAATTTATCAGCAAACTCATGTCTAAAGTTTCCAGTGCCTAGAGTAACTAGTCCGCATAGCCAAGGATGCAATGCAAACTGTTTGTGATGTTTTAATACTGTAACGTTAGACGTTACAACGTCAAAGTCCTGTTGTAAAAATTCTCTAGTACATACAGTATCAGCATCTAATATCATTACTTGCTCAGTTGGTAATTTATCAGATGCTACTAAAAATCTTGCACCTTGTAAATATTCTATAGACGGGTTGTCATATTTTTCTGTTGTATAGTCAACGTCTTTTACTTGTTCAAAGCCTAGACTAGGATTTACTATATGACAATGTATATTTAACCAACTACTTGGGTTATAATATCTAGTGCTTTTTAAAAGTTCTATACCCCATTTATCATAGTACTTTTGATCACATGCTATTAGTATATGCATTATGAACTCTGTATACTAAAACGTTTTAAAAATTTATTATGTAGTTTTTCTTTACCTTTGCCTTTGCAGTGAACCATATATTGATTTATACCACTATTGTTGAAAGGACTTTTATTGTTTACTGGAGTAGGATTCAAGTTTTTAAATCCTTCAAATCCGCCAGCTTCATAACTTAATCGTAATTGAAAAAAGATCCAACTATCGTGTGTTTCTCTTAATTCATCTAAATTATTACCTTCATAATATTCTTCGTATGCTGCTAAAAATGTCTTTACTAATGGAGTTTTTAAATTGTATCCCATTAGCCCGCATTCATCATATGCTGTTTTAGTATTTGACGGCCTGCCAAGATATGAGATACATGATTTTGCGGGGAATAAATCAGCTAGCCAAGGCATAGTAATATAATCGTGCATAAGCACATCAGCATCTAACCAAATAAGATAATTTGTATTACATACTTTAGCTTCTTCAAATATTGGAAAAGTTTTGTGTGCAAATTTTATTGCATTCCATTTAAACTTTTTTGTTTCTTTAACAGGAGCATCGCCATTATAATGCGGATCATCTTTATGTGCATTTTTAAAATCTAGTAATTTAGGACAAGCAGAGTAGATGTCTTTAACTGTAACCCTATCTTTAAGTGAATCAAGTTCGATAGTGTCTTCTGAATACATTACAATTTTCACTTCTGGTGGTAAAAATTGCGCCCAGCTTTGAATGTTTATTTTGGAAGTTTCATCCCAGTATTTTTGATTAAGACTTGTGACAATGGTATACATATGTCCTCCTTGTATATATAATTATTATCTAGAGGAGCTATGCAACACCAATTACGGCATTCTTTTCGCCACGTCCTAATTTACGTAACATAGTATATCCAAGAGGTTTTAGTATTTCTAAAAAAGAATCTCTTTCGTACCCATAGCGTTGGGGATGTTGTTTGCGTTCATATAAGATAATAGGTTTATGTTTTTCAATAGTTGCTAATGCTCCGTTAGCAATCAACGGCTCAAAGCCTTCAGCATCAATTTTAATAAAGTCAATATTTTCAAAATTTAATTGGTCTAAAGATTTAATCTTGTAATTACCAACCGAGTCATGTACTACGTGTGTGCTAAATGTTTTTGCAGTTTTACGTAAGTCAACACTTCTTTCATTGTCGCCAATACCAAAATTATATATATTTACATTAGTACATTTACTTTGCATATTTTGTTTCAAACATTCAAATACATCTGTATCAATTTCAAAACTTTCAACAGTTTCAAATCGTTTACTTAACTGATTAGAAATCATACCAATATGGGCGCCGATATCTATTGCAGTTCTAAAGTTTTTGCAAAACGATAATGCACCATTTAATTCATCTAATTGATAGTCATCAATATTACCAGCAGATTGCCGTTTAGCAGATTTGACACTAATATCGTAATCTAATGTTATCCAGCCGTGATATTCTCTATAGACTGGCATCTTCCATTCCTGCTACTCTAAGTTTTACTACGTTAGTAATTTGCCATTGTTTCTGATCTAACCCTTTAAGCAGACCAAGCCACTTGTTACGCATAAGCGCAAACTCATTAATAATCTTTTCGTAGTCAACAACGTCTCTTTCACCATCAACATACTTTTCAACATCTCGACTTGATAATGCTCTTTGATAGTTTTCAAGATACTTTTTAAAAAATGAGCTACGTAACCTACGTAGCTCAATATTCAAATAATGAAGTATAGCTTCTATTTCTTGTAGTTGGTTAAATCGATGCTCAACGATACCGGGCATTTCTGCCGCAGCACGTTCAACATTTCCTTTAAGTTTTACCTCTTGTTTTGCATCTTGTAATTCGTTTTCAAAATGCATTACTGCATCAGAAATTTTAGATACATCTCTCGAGACTTCACTATACCAACCCATTAGTAGCTCTCATCATATTCTTCATCTTCGTCGGCGTCTTCATCTGAATCAAGATAATAGTTTATTGCTTCATCTAAAGAACCACTCGATCCTAATATTGATGTTAGTATATCATCACCAACACCGTAATCAGCAAGCATATCTACATACTTTTCAGCAGCTATTTCTATCTGCTTTTTGTCGATATATTCTTTAAATAAACTCCATACTTCCACTATTTGTTCTTCAGTCATTTATAGTTGTCTCCTCAATTTGATTTTCGTCAATTAGCTCTTCATCGACCTCAGCGGTATTTACCACAGGTGCCATTTTTTCATCATACTCTGACATAATCAAATCAAGTTTAGGACCTAGCCATTGCTTACGATATTCGATCTGCTCTTCGCCTGCTAGATTAGTATACCTAAGTCGATTACCTTGCTTAACTAACAAGTTCTTCTTCTCAAACAATTCAACTAGCCCGCTATAAGGATTCATACCAGTTTCATAAGGAATCTTCACTTGCACACCTTCAAACGGTTTTGCATAACGAGTCTTCATTACTTTACAGCCAGCACGTATACCCATAACTTCTGAGATCTTATTGCCGTCTAGATCTTCTTTCAACTTCATCTTCTTCATTGCAACAACAATACTTGATGCATAGATAAAGCCTGCGCCACCACTAATTTTATCATCTGGGTCAAACATATCTTGCGATGCATATGTATGATTAGTACATACTAGTCCAACGTTCAATGAGCCAATCATGTTAACTGTGTTACGAACAAGTGAAGTCAATGCTTTAGGCTTACGACCCATATCACCTTTCATATCACCCTTGTTAAACTGATCAACGTCAGTAGGTGTTAGTAACATACCCAACGAATCAACTACAAACAATACTTTAGGACGGTCTTCTTCATCCATTGCACGATAGTCGTTAACAAATGTTGAGATAGTTTTTGCCACATCATCAATCATTGACATGTTTAGCTTGAGCAACTTCTCCGGAGTTGTGTCTACTTGTAATGCTTGTAGCCAACTTTCGTCAAGTGCATTCTCTGTGTCAATTAGTACTACAAAGATGTCTTGCTCTTGTGCGTGTTTGATAATGTTGCCAGCACAGAAATAACT